GTGATATTTTAAATGTCGAAAATAAAATTGATTAAGAAAGTCCTAACCGAGATCAAGCAAGATCCAAATCTTCCGAAGTTAATCAATCTTATGGAAGTGGAACTTAAGAAGTATGAAGCTAAGGTAATATGGTTCAAGAAGTGGATCCAAATTGCTGTCCTGCTTGCAAGTATTGCCTATAACGTACTGGTAAGTCTTGGTATATGGTGAGGTGACGATGGTTGTCGACTATTTCAAACCGAGATAGTGATTTTGTGAAGAAATATCACAATAATCTTCAAATCGACAATACGGGTGTTGTTGAACGAAAGCTGAAACCACAAGTCGTTAAAGAGATTCTTCCACTAGCACGGAAGCTCTTGCGAACGGTCAAGTTGCCGCCCGGTTTATTAGATCAGGAGATGAAATACCTTGAACGTGTTTTGTGGCCCAAGTCAGTGTATCTTTATTCTAAGTTGTTAGAAGGAGTTACATTATATCAAGAAGTTGGTGACGGTGATCCATTGGATTTATCGTATTTAGATACGTTTAGTCATCCATATTCTTGTAGCACGGTTCATAAATATGATGGCAGTTTGGAAAGGAATCGACGTGCGATGAGTAAGGGATCAGGACTACCGTTTGGAGGTTCTAAACGGGATAACTTCTCTGAATTTGTCGGGTACGTGGATGAAAAGATAAAACCTAATCCGATACTGGAAAACTGCTTTTCTATCATGCCTGGTGTAAGAACCCAACAGTCTCATCCTGATGATCCAAAATTCAGACTCGTATTCGGCGTGCCTGGAAGCATGTGGTATATGGAGTGTGAGGCATATGATGACGCGATAAATAAAACGGTGAGTGCTATCAGTCCGTCGAATGATATATTTGTTCTCTATGTGGAGCCTAGTAAGCTTCAAGAATGGATTACAAAACATAGTTCGAACGTGAACCAATGGGCTAATCTAGACGCTGCCAATTTTGACAGTAGTGTGACTGCATCTGAGATTAAGCAGATGGTCGAATACTTTGCGCCTCATTATGAGTTTAAGACTCTAATGAGTGAGTATTTAGTTCATGCTAGCCTAGTAATGCCGGAAGGCGACTTGTCGCGAGATGGGGGCATGCCATCAGGGTCGAAATCAACCAACCTATTTGATGGATTTTGTAACGTTCTAGATCTTCTAGAATCGTTAGCTAGATATAAACTTGATAAGTACGTTGAGTGTATTCTAGTCAATGGTGACGACATTACCATTGGATTAAGTACAAGGTTGACCACTGAAAACTTAGAAAAGATTGGTTCTGCCAGTCGTCGGAACATTCATGCAGATAAGTCCGTACTTGGAGATTATGCATGGAATTCTAAGTGGTACATAGATGAGAATCTTATGACTAGACCGGTTTTCAGAGTTTTGAACAATATCATGTTTTCGGAGCGCATGAAGTCCGCAATTTATGGTAGTAGAGAG